GGTGTGACAACACGCTGGTTGGGTGGTGCGCCTACTGCTGGTAATGCAAGTGGCATTGATTCGTACCGCTACCTCATTATTAAAACAGGCAGTGCAACTTTTACTGTCTTGGCAAGCAACACACAATTTAAGGCATGATGAACACCGCCTACGTTTACACGTTAACAGACCCTAGAAATGGGATGCCCTTTTACGTTGGTAAGGGGCATGGTAGACGTTGCGAGTTTCATTTGGATGAGGCTAAATACTACACTAATCGCAAGTCTTTAAAGCTAAATAAGATTCGTAAATTGATTTCACTTGGTTTAAAACCCATTATTACCAAGGTAGAAGAAAACGTATCAGATGCAGATGCTATTGACTTTGAGTGTTTATTGATTTCTGAAATGCGTGATATTGGTATTCCATTGACTAACATGACAGATGGTGGTGATGGTGCTAAAGGATATAAACATACTGAAGAACACAAGCAGATGATGCGTGAGTTATTTGTTGGACGTATCTTTACAGAAGAACATCGTAAAGCAATGTCAAAGCCTAAATCAGAAGAAGGCCGTAAAAACATAGCTTTAGCTAGACAAATAACTTTGTATAGGCCTTCTGAAGAAACCAAAAAGAAAACTTCAGACGCTTTAAAAGGAAGAGTTTTTACAGAAGAACACAAAGCAAAAATAAAAGCAGGTTTAATTGGTAAACCAAAAGCAAAAATAGAATGCCCTCATTGCCAAAAAATAGCATCGCCAGCAATGGCAAAGCGTTGGCACTTTGATAACTGTAAAGATAAGGAATAACAATGCCTTTGCAAGCAACTAGTGGAGCCGCATCCTATGACGCATTTGGAGGAGGAGGAGCGGCAGTTGAGCCAAACTATATAGAATCGGTGTTCTCTACTTGGCTTTATACGGGTACTGGCGCATCTCAGACCATCACTAATGGAATTGATTTATCTACCAAAGGTGGTTTGGTTTGGGTAAAAAATAGAGGCCCAAACAGCGGACAATCAAACATACTTGTTGACACAGCGAGGGGTGTAAATAACAACCTGCGAACTGACCAAACAATTGCTCAATATACTCAAAACTCAGTCGATGCTTTTAATACAAACGGTTTTAATCTTACAGCCACTAATGGCGATGTGAATTTAAATACGTGGACTTACGCCTCATGGACATTCCGCAAGCAGCCTAAGTTTTTTGATGTTGTGACTTATACGGGGAATGAAGTTATAGGAAGGACAATTGCTCATAATCTTGGCTCTGTCCCTGCTTGTATCATTGTGAAATGTACTTCTGTTGATGGCAGAGCGTGGCGGGTTTACCATCGTTCTCTTGGCGCAACACAAGTTATTCAGCTTAATAGTACCGATGGGGCATCAACTACAAGTTTTCCGTGGAATAACACAGAACCTACATCTACTGTTTTTTCACTTGGGGATGCGGCAACAGTTAACGAAATTGGCGCAACCTACGTTGCCTACTTATTCGCCCACAACGCTGGAGGCTTTGGCCTGACAGGTACGGACAATGTGATTAGCTGTGGGTCTTTTACTGGAGGTACTGGTGGAGTTACTGTTACTTTGGGGTATGAACCACAATGGGTAATGGTTAAAAATACAGATGCAACTGGATTGGGTTGGTATATTTGGGACAACATGAGAGGCTTTCCTGTTGGTACAGGTGGGAAAACACTTAACCCAAACTCATCGGATGCAGAAGCAACAACAAGTTGGATTTCTCCGACAGCAACTGGATTTGTAGTCAATCCATCTCAAATAGGTGCAATACCATTCATCTACATAGCCATACGCCGTGGCCCGATGAAAGTGCCTACTACGGGTACGAGTGTGTTTAGTCCTAATACATGGACTGGCAACGATACGGCAAGAAGCATTACAGGAACTAATTTTTCTCCGGACTTAACTCTTATAAGAGATCGGTCTGCTGCAACAGGTTATAGTTTTGTTGTAAATGATAGGCTTAGAGGCACTTCTAATGTATTGCGTACATTCAATACCGACAGTGAATCAACTGGAATAACTCAAGGCGTTACTTCATTTAATATGAACGGAATCTCTTTGGGTACAGACAGTAGCAACTATGGATATAACAGAAGTCCAAATCCTGAAATTGGGGAGTTCTTTGCCCGAGCCCCATCGTTTTTTGATGAGGTTTGCTATACAGGGACGGGAAGTAACCCAAACGTACAAACACATAATTTAGGTGTTGCGCCTGAACTAATCATATTTAAACGCAGGAATTCAACAGCCGATTGGTTAGTAGCAACTCAATTTACTGCAAGCACGTTTTTGTTCTTGTATTTAAATTTGGATATTAGTAATACTGCAAGTTCATATCCATCAGGCGTTTTAAATGCTCAACCAACATCTACATCTTTTTCAATTGCAAACACAGCAAACGTGTTAAACGCATCAGGTGGAACATACGTTGCCTACCTCTTTGCAACCTGCCCCGGTGTATCTAAAGTAGGCTCATACACAGGAACAGGCACTACTCAAACTATCAACTGCGGCTTCACGGCGGGTAGTCGCTTCATTATGATCAAGCGTACTGACTCAACAGGTGGTTGGTATGTGTGGGACTCTGCTCGTGGCATCGTGGCTGGTAATGACCCCTACCTGTTTATCAACGATGCAGCGGCTGAAGTAACTAACACCGACTACGTTGACACAGCCGCAACAGGTTTTGAGATAAGCAGCACAGCCCCTGCCGCCATCAATGCAAACGGTGGCACTTACATCTTCTTGGCTATAGCATAAGGAAACATCATGCAAATCAGAATCCAATCAACAGGCGCAGTAATGTACGAAGCAGAGTTTCGTGCGTATCAAAAAGCCAATGGTGGCCCATCGTGGGAAACAACAACAGATGAAGTCCTAGAAGCCTTGGGCGCAGACGTTGTCTTTGAAGGCCCACAAGCACAGCCTACACGTTACCAAACAGCATACCGTGATGGCGTAGAACAGATTGATGGCAAGTGGTACACCAAGTATTCCGTAGCAGATATGGATGATGAGAATAAAGCCGCTAAAGACGCAGAGCAAGCCAAGTCTGTACGCAACTCACGTACAGAAAAGCTAAAAGACAGCGACTGGACGCAAATAGCAGATGCCCCAGTAGATAAGGAAGTATGGGCAACATACCGTCAAGCACTGCGGGACATTACTTTGCAGTCGGGCTTTCCTTGGACAGTTGAGTGGCCTGTCGCACCATAACCATAAGGGCGCATCATGTTCGGTATAGCCTCGTTTGCTCAAACACCATTTGCTAGTTTAGCGGGGAATAACTTTGTCTTAAGTATTTCGGAAGATATTACCGTCGCAGATACCAATGCGGCAGTGGCAGCGTTGCTTTTCTCTATAGCAGAGAATGCCGGGTTTGACGACGGCAGCACTCAAGCGTTAGTGTATGCATTGAGTGTCACTGAAAACATCTCTATTGCCGACGCATTTGTTGCGGGATTGGCTTACAGCGACAGCATCATCGAGGGCATCACGCTTGCCGACCCAATTGAAATCGGTAGCGCTTTCTCGCTAGCTATTGCCGAAGCTATTACTGTTGATGATGTCCGCGCTTTAATCCTTGTAATTGATTTTAATATCACAGAGAATTTAGGGGCTGCTGACACCAACTCAACGCAGGCAGGATTTAGCCAGTCAATAGCCGAGGCAATAACGGTTGGTAACGCCGACTCAGTAGTGTCCCAGCTATTGCTAAGCTTGACTGAAGGAATTACACTTTTTGATAGCACCACTACAAGCGGATGGATCACTATCAACGATTCGCAAACCCCGAACTGGGTCGATATTAACAATAGCCAATAAGGATAAATCATGTCAACATATTCAACCAATCTTGCTCTTGAACTAATCGGTAACGGCGAACAAGCCGGTAACTGGGGCCAAACCACAAATACCAACCTAGGCACGCTGGTTGAACAAGCTATTTCCGGGTATGTGACTCTGCCTATGGCTGATTCGGATCAGACGCTTTCTATGACGCAAGGCGCTTCCGCTACCGCCCGAAACATGTATATTGAATTGACGGGCGCTTTAACTGCGGCTCGTAATGTAATTGTTCCGGGCACCTCTCCTAACGCTAATAAAAAGCTGTATTTCATATTTAACAACACAACAGGCGGCTTTGCGGTTACTGTAAAAGTATTTGGGCAAACAGGTGTTTCTGTCCCTAACGGCACTAAAACAATCTTGGTGTGTAATGGCACAGACATTGTTTCCGCCACAACTGCCGCCGCTGTTGGTGTTTCAACTTTTAGCGCAGGCTCCACAGGCTTTACCCCAAACACGGCAACCACAGGCGCTGTTACTTTAGCAGGGACTTTAGCTATTGCTAACGGCGGCACGGGGGCGACATCAGCAGGGGCGGCTTTAAGCAATTTGGGAGGGTTGACAGCATCTAACCCATCTTACTCAGGCACGTTAACTGGGGCTACCGGACTTATCTTAGTCGGCACTACAGCTCCAACTCTCAGTACCAACACATTTACTGTTGCGGCGGCTAAACCAGCGCTTGTTTTGGGCAATAGCACAACGGCAGATTCATCTCCTGCATTAACTTGCATAAAATTTGGTGCAACAAATAGCACATCTCAAAGATATGTTTCATTCTCTTATAGCTCTGGTAGCGGCGGGAATGGAGCAATTGCTGGTAATGGTGACTCACAAGCAACATTTGTTACTGACTCCGACGCTAGATTGAAAGAAAACATCGTAGATTTGCCGTCTCAGCTTGCAAACATTTTGGCGCTGCGCCCAGTAGAGTTTGATTACAAAGCAACTAAAAACCACCAAACTGGTTTTATTGCA